TAAGAGATGCAACACTTGCACAATTTGATGAACAAGCAAAAGCAAGAAGACAAGGAATTAGAGATACAGCTGCTTCGTTAGGGGCTTTAGGTGCAGGTAGAACAGGTGTACAATTATCAGAATATGATAGAAAATCTGACATGGACAGAGCTTTATTACAAGCACAATTAAATCAAGCAGGATTTACACAAGCTAATCAATTAGCTGCACAAGCTTTTCAACAACAAGGACAATTAGCAGGATTACAATCTGGACTTGCTAATCAACAACTTGGTTTTGCAACAACACAACCACAACTAGCAGCTGGTGCAATAGGTATGGCACAAGGTTTAGGACAATCAGATTTAGCATATAGACAAGCTGTACAGGATGCACAAACAGGTGCAAATAGAATGGCAGCATTTGAACCGATTGAAAGACTTGCAAGATTTGGACAAGGATTAACAGGAGTGGGTGGAGGACTTGGATCAGTACAAACTATGACTGGACCAGCAGCACCGACACCAAGTCCATTAGCAGGAGCACTACAAGCAGGTATAGGAGCATTTAGTTTAGGTAAACTATTTGGATAGATATGAATTATAAAGTTATGCAAAGACCTATGTTTAAAATGGGAGGCAAAGCTGCCTCGCAAGGCACAGGTATTACATCAGGTTTAGATGAAAGAGTAAATTATTCTAATGGTGCATTTGGAACTGGTCGTAGTATTGAAGATTTAAAAGGTATGGATTTAGCTGATTTAATGGCATTACAAACAGCTGGATATGATAAATCTATGCAAGGACTTTCTGACATGAGAGATATAGTTAGATTAAAAACTTTAGGACAATTAGCTAGTAACGTTTTACCAAATATTGAAAGAGGTGGATTAAGTGGTGTTGTAGATTTCTTTCAAGATCCTATGACAACTCAACAAGCTATAACTGGTTTAACAGGTCTTAAAAAAGTAGATCTTAAAGAAAAAGAATTACAAAGCAAAGGTTTAGATAAAGCAATAAGTGGTAAAATAGCCGTTCTTCCTGAATGGTTACAAAGACATCAACAAACAAAAAAATGGCGTAAAGCTAAGGGTAAAAAGATTAGAAGTTTTTTAAGGTCTTTTTTTACTGGTAATAGTGTATTAACACCGTTTTATATGGTTCATGTAGATGTTTTATTAGATTATATTGATGACGAAATAGATAACGAAACTGATACAATAGTTAAAAAAGTTTTTAAAGATATGAAAAAACAACTTTTAGAAAAGAAAAAAAGTGGTGTTGAATTCATATTATTAGATGGCCAAAATAGATTGTATGAGGCAATCATACCATTCTTTCAAAGTAAATTAGAATATAATAAGTATGATAAACCATTTATGATTTCAGTTGAAGGTGAAGATAAAACTTTAATTGATTTTAAATTTAATAACATTGATATTGATGAATCTATTAAAAAATGTTTTAAAGATACACCAATAATAGTGGCTGAGGGTAACCAAGGTCATATAAAAGCATATGTTAATAGTATTATTGCTATGAATGAGGGTGAACCTTGGTCACAATTTGAGTCTGTTATAATTGGTCCGTCAGCATTATCTTATAAGATTAATCAACTAACATTTCACGACCCTATAATTCAAGCATTATTTGGTAATGAAAATATAAAAGGTAATGTTAAGGGTATGACAGGTGGTTATGACATAGAAAAAAAAGGTGACGCCAGGTTTATATCAGAATTGACTTATTTAATTAAAAGTAATTGTACGAGTGGTGTAGGAACAGAATCACATATTTGTGATATGATAACATCTAATCAAAATGATTACCTTACAGCTTTTAAAAAGGTTAGAGATTATTTAACTTTAATTTCTACAACCTTTGATTGCCCTAAAAATCTTAATGTCATAGAGGCTGAAAAACCATTTGATAAAGAAAATTTAAGAGGTATGGTTCTTTTATTAGATTTGATTTCAAATAATCTAAATTCTGAAAACTTGAATTGTGTTTTAAATATTAAAGATTTAAAACATTTAGAATCACCAAAAGAAATATTGAATAGTCTTGTCAATTGGCACAATGAAAAAATTGACGCTAAGACAAATCCAGATGATTTTGAAAAAGGTGAGCCTAAACCTGATACATATGTTT